CGTTTTTTTACTTTGGCAGAACCATCACAGACATCGTCGATAGTTTCCCAACGCTTTTTCATGTCTGCATAAGCTTGATGTTCAGTATTAACTGGCATTAGTAAACCATTCCTATATCTAGTGTTTTTGCAACAACCTTTTTACCCATAGCCACAGCAAACATACGGAAGCCATCAGCACCGTGTGAGTGAATGTCATGAAGTGGGTTGTCTTTCCAACATCCAAGCTTGTCATTCCACTCTTTTCGGTAGTTCTCAAGATGAGTGATTCCTTCTGCACATTTGTACTCATCAAATTCACATAGAGGCAAAATCTCACGAACCTGCTCAATACCATCCATCACCGTTATATTTGGCACCACTTCGAAGTTGACTGAGTATTTCTCCCCGTCATCAAGCACATAACCCTCTTTGGCAATGTCTAGGCGAGACTTACCATCATTCATAAGAGAGCGGTTTTTAATGTCGTGCGGAGCATAATGCTTGCTGTACTTGTAGCCTTTTTCTTTAAGCACTTTGAAATAGTGCCGCATACCTTCGCCTGAGTTTTCGTAGTAATCGATAACTTGGTAGCAAGTATCTGATAACTTCCTGATAAACCAGATCACCATTGAGTCTGAGACACCTAAGTCCCAGAAGGTCATAACAGGTAAATGATCATTAGAAGGCAATACACCAATGCGTTTATTGGCATACAAGAATTTAAATTGGTTCTTGTAGTAAGCACCTTCAACAGACTGAGCAAAAGCTTCACTAGGAATACTTGGATATTCCCGCTTCATATCCTCGCCAAGAGTTTTCTCTTTTGAGTGATACCAAGCCCTTTGCTTTGGCGTTGTTTTAATCTTGTGCTTAACTTCCAGTTCTTCAAAGTATTGAACTAGGCGCTGTGGGAGTTCTTCAGTTGGTTCAATTTCATAATCAGCATTCTTCCACCAGGAGAAGAAAAAGAATTTCCAATCAAGAGGACTTAATTTTTTGCTGAGTAATAATAACTTTTCCGCTAATTGGCAGAATTCATAGAAGTAGCCGCTTTTACCTTCAGCAGTACTCTCAAGTGTGATTCGTCCTTTAAGACTGACCGCTTCAAATGCACCAGTAACAATCTCACGTGCTTTATCTGGGAACTTCGCACAAATCTTACCGAACTCAGACACATGTAATCGGTCTAATGTTCCACCACGGAAAGAGGTTGATACTGTGATCGAACCCCCTTTAACAAATACAAGCTCATCCTTAGTTTGAATCTCTAAAGGATTAGCTGCTTTGATTAAATGCGGTAAGCGATCATAAGCGTACTTAACCTTTTCACGGAACAAGCGCTTAGCATCATGTAGCGTATGGGCAATCAATGCACACTTATCAGACATGAACAATGCAGCATCTAACTGAATCATGCACATCTCAGTGGTAAAACCTAACTGACGTGCCTTTAAGATGATGTTACGTGTCCATTCGTTTTCGAAGTATTCAAGCTGTTCAAGTGTCATCTTGAACTTAACTTGCTTACCGTTCTTATCAGTGATGTAGTAGAGATTATTTAAACGGAAATGTTGGTCTCTAAGACGTTGCTTGTGCTCCTCTTTCAACATCTTTAAACCTCTTATATTCCCTCGCCACCACCTTTCTTGTGCGGCCTGTGATTCGCTCTATTTCTCTGAAGCTCATGCCTTCATCTTTCATTTTTACCCAAGTGGCAACCTCATCATCAATGAATGCTGTTCTAGTCTTCACAGAACTAGCTATTGCCTCTTGAGAGCATGGCTTACCCTTGTTTGCTTCACTAATTTTTCTTTTTGTTTCTTCGCTTACAGGTGGCATTTTACGGCCCGTAAGTCGAATGCTATGTCTCGCTCTTTGCAATTCTGTCCATGATCTTCTTCCATTTAGCAAGTAATACTGCTTAATCGATTGAACCCTCTTTGCCTTAACCTCGCTTGTTTGTGCAGCCCCCGTTTCCACAGAAACCCTCCAGGCACACTCATAAGACTCTGCAAAAGGCTTTGAGTTCAATAATCGGCATTTGTTTTCAGTGATATGGAATTGCTCCCTAAGTAAAAGAGATGCTTCATCCACATTGCTTTCTAGTATTTCATAAGAAAAAGAATCTTCGCCATGATCAGTAAAACATGTCTGCATAGCTTTACTTTTATGAGTTCCATGTCGAAGATAATGAAGATGCTCAAGCCATCGTTGCCTAACACCCCTTGTGGTGCTGCCAACATAAACAAGATTATTTTTATTACATGTGATTTTATAAACTTCACCAGTCTTCATAGCATTAACAACCTTTTGTTTATACTACAAATTATAACATAGTAAAGATCATTAGAACACCATTAATTACTATTACTTAGCTCATCCATCAGATCTGAAATAGACTGAATCTCAAATTTGCCCGAATGCTCCACCTTGTCTTTAAATGCACCTACAGAGATGTGCTTACCCAATAACTCAAGATTCTTAACCTTATCAGGCCACTTGATCTTTTTAAGCCAACCTTCGCCATCATCCATACTGATTGTTTCGATGTTTGATATGTATTGACGCCAAATCTTAGGCCAATCGCGCAACGGCTTAACATTGCCATCATCGTCCATGATGTCTAATACATCCATCTGGTCAATTTCGACTAGGCGCTTTAAGACATAATCAGCATCAATCTGGACGCGCTCAGAACGCTCTTTTAGTGCGTCTTGGATAGCTTTTGCGATACTAGGTTTTGCTAGGTTTTCAGCACCAATCTCATTAGCAGTCTTTTCGCTATAACCCGCTCGAATTGCTGCTTGGGTTGCATTCAGGTCTATCAGATATTCTTCGACAAACCTTTGCTGTTTAGGCGTTAGGTTCGCCATGAATTATTCCTCAATCTCAATATATTTATAGAAAGGTTTTTTTAGTTCACCGGTAGCAATGTGCCTATATGCTGGAGTGTAATTTCTATTGAAAATACCAATAGTATTTATGAATATAATGTAAATACGTTCAAGCAAAATAAACAACCAGTTAAACCCATATCTGCCCACCCGATACGGACAACCAAACTCATCACGGCCATAAATCATGGGGCAAACAAAAAACCAACCGTAGTGCTTAAACTCTACTTTTATTTTGTTTTTCATACGCACCCCTTACTGTTCTCTCAAATACTTCAAATCATCTGGACAAGTCAGCTTCACACCGTCTTTCAAGCACCACACCTCAATATCAGTTAAGAATTCAGCCATCTGCTTTGTTGTGGCTTCTGTGATGCTCATTCGATTTGATACAAACTGTCTTAATGGTTCGTAGCCTGTGCTACCCGATTCTTTAAGCTCTCGCATTACTTTGAATGTTTCTGGATACTCACCAACATTGTCACGGTTATAAATAATCGAAAGGTATTTATATTTAAAGAATGCAGACGCTTCCTCTTTATCTAGTCCGCGCTGTTTGCCGTACTCAGTCATCCAGAGCCAATATAATCTTCGTTGTGCTGCTGAAAGGCTTTCTTGCTTACATGTGATAGTAACAACTAACGGCTTATTCTCAAAATTAGCTTGAGTGTAGTTGTTATGCAGATAATTGATCGTTTTACCAATGTCCGAATGATCTTTGATTGTGAACACTGCTGTTTTCATGCTCACCTCAAAATATTTCGTTATTGTCTAAATTCAACATCCTTTCAGTCTTTTCCAACCACCGCTCAAACATGGCTTCTGATTCTTGTCTCGTGCCTAATTGGTATGTGTCGAATAGGAAATGGCACTTGTGGCATAACGGCACTGTAAAGGCATCTGAGGCTTTAATTCCTTTCCCCTTACCATGCTTCGAGCTATTTGAATGAGCGGCTTGACTAGGACTCTGACCACATCTAACGCAGGGTAGCGCTCTTATTTCGTTTAGCCTCTTTTTCGAACGCATTTTCCAACACCTCAATACGCTCTTTTAATAATCTTTCTTCTCGCTCACAGTCAGCACGGAATGAATAGCTACTAAATAAATGATTGTAAGATTGCAGTTTGCTTAAATTGGCTTTGTATATTGCTAGATTCTTCTTTGCTTCGATCATATCCATACAATCACCAATTACACCAAACCAAATAAGCTGCAAATAACATCACAGCCAAATAAAACACCGTTTTGATTACGTTCTTAAACTGCTGACAATCTTCTTCAATTTGTTTCAGTTCTTCTTCGTCCATAACGGCACCATTTAGCTACATTTACTTTGCTAAAAATTAAAAAGGGAGCGGCAAACTGCCACACCCTTGCCTTAGATTACGATATCGATCAGCTCGGCAACTGATCTACCGCTACTCACAATCACACACACCTAACATGCACGGTCTGTTTTACTTGCTTTCAATCCTCTTTAAGTCGGGACGCCACTCCCTAGTCTAGGCTGCATAAAGCAGTTTTACTCGAAGGCATGTTCCACTGGTCGGCACTCCAGTAGGATAGATTGTCTTTTTACGGACAATAAAAAGCCCCACCGAAGCGGGGCATAAAAGAAACCCTCCCGAAGGAGGTTAATTTTAGTCAGTTAATTGTAGATTTTGTCGTCCAATTCTAATTTGATCTACAAACCATTTTATAAATTCTTCTCTATCTTCAAAATTTGGGCATTCCCATAAATCTATTTCAGCAAACAAATTATTTTGGGAATAATATGAATATCTAAACAAATATCCAGACATACTATACGAAACCCCAAAATGCTTATCAGCATTAGACAAAAATAATTTCTCTATTTTCTTTTGCTCAGCCCTTAGATTTACGAAATCATCTCTTGCAACAATCTCATCATAAAGGCGGTTTAACTCAATCTCTAATGTTCTCAATGACATTTTTATCCCCTTTTTATTGGAGATAAACTTATACCACAGAAAACAAAAAAGCCCACGATTAAGTGAGCTTTTGAATGACAAGTGACATATGCTTATAACTCTGCCACTCTATCACATAATTTACCTCACGCGTTTAAACGAGTCAACCACTCATTGAACTTTTCTTGAACTAAATCATTGTCTCTATAGCATTCACCCATTCCAGCAAAACCAATCTTAGGTGAATACTTAAACTTTGATAGGAGTTTATGTATCTTCTTTTCAATATCCCATATTTTGGATGCTCTGCCTTCAATCTGTTTTAGAAGCTCATATTTGTATGGCATCTTGGAAATTGTTGAGAATCGTTGTTCTACAGTCGTCGCACATATACCAATTTTTAAAAAAGACTCATTTTCTATATAGCAACGAACTAAATAGATGCTCGATTTCCCATTATATTTTTCGCTACAAAGCTTTTGATACTGGGTTTTGCTAAGTGAACTTAAAAAACAATTTGGGCAACCTTGTCCTAGTAAGTGTGCACTTGCCCTTTGTTCAAAGAATCCATGCTTATAACACTTGATTTTTACTTTTAACGTCGACTTGATATATACCGTTTCAGTGTAATCATATCTATCACCATGCTTTTCTTTACTCTTTCTCACAAAGTCTTCTTTCGTAAGTTTTGCTTTAGTTGAACATTTAGGGCAAACCATACCTCTCAAATGTACTTCTGGGCGCTGTTCAAATACTCCATGTACTGGACAGATAATTGATACTTTTTCTTTTTTATTTACATATTTTACTAGAGAATAGTCATACTTATTCTTGTGGATTTCTTCACACTTTTGTATGAAACTATCTTGAGTAAGATACACTCTTGATTTTTTTGTTTGCATAGCTTCCGCTATGACAATAGAATTGCTTCCAGTCATTTTGTTGCCCTTTTAACGATTTGATTAGAGCCATATAGGTGTTGGTAGCACCTGTATGGCTTGCTTAAATATTATACCATAATAATAAATAAACTTATGATATTCTTAATCTTTTGTCATGTGCATGAAGAAAGAATCTTGCACATCCAACCATGATATTTACCTGAGCTTTAGACTGGTTTGTAATGCCAGCCACCGCACTTAAAGATCGATTTTCGACCTTATGCTTAATCAAACACATCACTGCATACTTAGCTTGATAATCCACTGATTCTGATTTGAATATACTACGCAATAAGGCCTGCACTTGATCCGCCTCAAAGTCATTAATCTCACAACGAATGTAAGACTTACCTCTTGGCACTTCCTTACCAGCTTCACGCATCAACCAATAGATCTGATTGATATGCAACCCATCTGGTAAATCACCTCCTTTCATGCGCACAGTTTCACACCAAGCGCCGAACTGCTCTAGCCATCCATCAATTGTGTATTTGTTCCAATCCATTACTGGTGTTACTACTGCATTCATCCCTATTCCCCTCAACTGCTCAAATACATACACATACATTTCATCAAGCGTTTCCGCCACGAATATGTATTCACTTAATTGCCTTTGCAGCTCGTCACGTTCTTTGGTCAATTTTTCAATCTTGTCTTGTTGCTGAAGTAAACCTATAGACATTCTTTTATGGGATGCAAGCATTAGGGAGGTATCGTTTTCCAATTCCCCCACTTTCGCTTGCTGGTGCTGCCATGCTTCCTGCCAAATTGCCCATTTCTCGTTAAATGAATCGAGGTGAAATGCGTAAAGCTTTCTTTGACCGTTTAAAACATATCGACCAAGCTCCTCATCAAAATCAACCGCGTCTCTAAATAGCCCAATCCAGTACTTTTGCTTCTCAAACTCTTCTCTACACTTATCCATCTCAAACATCCTCTACTTTGCAATTCGGCGAAATGTGGTTTTCTATGGGGAAGTCTTCGCCCATATCATTATCAATGCGGTGGCCTGCTGCTATTTCTTCGGGGGTTGCGTGGCGAACTATTACAGACCAACCGCAAATCTCATTTAATTCAATACCCTTGTTTTTATTGCTAAGCATCAAATCGAATCGACCTATAAAATCTACTGTTAATACTTCCTTGCAATCCGAATAAACATTATTGATAAAAACAACCTTATCCCCGACTTTAAACTCACTCATGACTGGCTCCTTTATGGTATTCAACACACGTTCAACTGTGCGCTTAGCTGCTGCCTCTGCTTCGGCTTTTATCTTTTTACTTCGTTGCCATTGTTCAAGATTCATCCCCGCCTCCGTATATTGATTCGTGGTCTTTGATGCATCCCTTCAAATAACCCATCCCGTCTTTGGTTTTCGCAACTAGCTTTGCCTTTTCTATTCCACCGAACTGATCCACGATGCGGAGGCTTTCCAACATCATTTTCAGGTCATTGATTTTTACTGGTTCAAAGCCACGCTTCTTGAAGTACTCACCATCGTTATCGGTTAAGTTCCAAGCCTCATGAATGCCATTGTGAAATTCAAATTGTGGTTTTGTTCTGAAGTAGTAGCCATCTTGGTAGCTTTCAGCATTGCTAGGCGCCCCCTCAACAACCTCTCTCGCCTTCTCCACCCCGTACTCACGAATAAACTGTTCTGGTTTCATACCGCCTCCTTGTAACGTTTAGTCATGGCTTCCTGCTTAAACTGGTCTAGCATTTTCAGCTTTCTTAATTTCTCGTATAGGTTCGCTGCTGCTCTTGTTTCTTCATTACGAGTACCGAGGTTGTACGCTCACGCTGCACCTCCCTCTTCCACTCTTGAACTGTGGTACTCAGCCATGGCATAAAGCTTTGCCATTGATTTGTCACAGTTCCGATCAGACATGATTTGTGGAATACGTGATTCAACATATGCTGTACGCTTTTCAAAATCCTCTTTTGTCATTGGAGTTGCTTCTGCTTTTTCCTCGCTGCCAGTTTTGGCATACAGAACACTGAGATCTATTTGAGGTGGCTTAGACCATTTCGTCTGCGTAATCCCTTTTTCTACAAACTCATTCACCACATCAACATAGTTATCTTTGAATGCTTCATATGCGTAATACGAAGAACGCTCATAGTTATTCGAGTAGTTGAGATTTGAAAACATCTCATAACAACGGTTGTAAGCTTCTTTTTCTGCATTTGTAATTTCAACATCACGGTCAGAAAGCCATTTGATTATGTTAGCTAAAGCTGCATTCTTCTTTTTGAATGAATCAACTGCACGCTGCTGCTCAGTACCGAAACCTTGAATACCTAAACACCACTTGCGGAACATTGCAGGATCAGGACAGTAGCCACTGTCACGGACCATGCAAAGGCCTTTATCTATTTGTTCACGAGTAAGTCCATCAATACAAATCTTCATTGCATGATTGATTTGTTCTGTTTTGATTCCTTCAAAGGTTTTCTCAAATGAACGTGGGGCAATTGCTTTGAAGATACCGACAACTTTTGCAGAGTTGATATGTTCTACAGCGTTTTGATTGCTAGAAACCATACTGTTCATAGCCAGCCTCCTCTTTTGCGATTAACTCTTGAATTTCAGACATACGAGTTGAAGCTTGGCTTTGATTACCAAAACCATGATTCTGTTGTTTTGGAGCGAATAGACCTTGATAGTTTCCAGTGATTGAGGTTTTTAAAGATTGGTTAGAACCTTCATAACCCCATTCAATGAAGTCTTTGTAGATAGCGTTTAGAGCATTCTTAGTTAATTTGGTTTTAGCTTGTTGAGAACGGTTTGCTACGTACTGTTCCCAAAGTTCAAGATCACAAAGGGTTGCAAAGGTGTTTTTAGTAAGTTTGATAACTTCATCAAAACTTAACTTGCGTACTCTGTCTTTGCGTTCTTTTTCAGCTTTTGCTTTCTCTTCAGCTTCTAGTTTTTGTTGTTCAAGAAGGATCTGTTTTTGAGTTTCTTGATAAACAAAAAAATGAGCTTCAAGCGGTTTGTTTGAGCGAAGCGAGTTAAATAAATTATCTATAATTAAATATCTATAAATAATATCTATTGTGTCTTTAGTTTCTAAAGTGCCTTGCGCTTTAGTTTCTAAAGTGGTGCTATTTAGTTTCTGAAGTGCTTTAGTTTCTGAAGTGCTTTTGTTACTAAAGTGCTCAACAAGTGAAATCTCATTTAATTTGTACTTGTTCCCTAGCTTAGGATTGGTAGCAACAATAGAAATAACACCGAACTCAATAAGCTGCTTTAAGCCTGCACGAACTGTAGCTGTGCTCAACTTACGAACATGCTCTTCTAGGCCTTCAATTTTTCTGCCTTGTAGTTGTGAGTAGCTAACAAAGTCAGACTCTTTGTTGAATCCACTAATGTATTCCTCTAGCTCGGCATAGACGTTACGAGCAGCATCACCAAGAAATGGCTTAACTTCATTCCGATAAAGCCGACTAGACATAACGTAGCCTTTGTCGAATTTATCTGACATGGCTTGTCGCTCTTTTTTCTTAGCAGTAGATGGGTGCAACGTAATAACGTTGTCCTCCTCCTGCTTATGTGCTAAATTTGTCTTCATTCATTAGTTCCTGATTGATGAATACGACCGCAAACCTGTTCGCGCAGGAAGCGGTTTTTTAATATCCGAATTCTTCTAAACGTGGCGCTATAGCCGTGTGTTGGAAGTCATTAATTTCCGAAGCACGATTCATAGAAAGGCGCGCCAAGAAAAAGATCGAATCAATTAATTGCTTGTCATAGCATTGATATTGTTCAGGAATTATCTTTAGACCAAGCTTGTCCAATAAAACACAAATAGTCTCAAGATCTGTTAAGCCATTGCTTTTCTTGTCATTTTTAAACTTAGATATCCAAGGGCCATCAAATCCGATTTCCTCTCCGAGAGCAGAATTCACAACACTTCCAAGTGAATGCAAAATGAGCGTATGTGTATTTCTGGCTCTTGCGTTTAATTCAACTGATAATTTGCTCATGGTTTAGTTCCTAAGCGGTTGCATTAGTTCGTTTAATTGGCTCTTTGCCACTTGCTAAGTCTCTGATTTGGTATTCGCGAGCTAAAGGGATTTTTTCATTTGGCCACTGGTATACAGCAGGAGGCTCTATCCCTAATAACTTTGCTAAGCCAACACCATTCACACCAAGCAACTTGTAAGCTTCCTGTTTGGTCATTTGCTCAACCTCAAAAATAAGATTTCTTAGTATTAAAACAAAGATAACTTATTTTTGCAAGATGTAAGATAACTTATATGAAGAAACTAGAAACTATGGGCCAGCGTATTCGCGCCTTACGAAGAGAAAAGAAATTAACTCAAGGCGATTTGGCAAAAATCGTCGGGGTTAGTGCGCCTAATGTCACTGGTTGGGAGAAAGATGCATATGCACCTAAAGCTGATCCTTTAAGTAAAATGGCCGCTTATTTTGGTGTGTCCACTTCGTATATAACAAATGGTGATGAAAGCGGCCCCCAATTGGACAACAATGCTGTTCAATTAAATGTTCTTGATATTGAAGCCTTTAAGCAGAAGTACAATATTCCAGATAGTGAAGAAGCTGTTAAGTTTGTTCAAACATCAGATAAACCATTCCCTATTCAAAAAAGATACGTTCCCGTCAAAGCTTATTCAAAGATGGGAATGGATGGGTACTTCACTGATATGGGGTATGACGGAAATGCGGGTGATGGCTATGTTCCAACTCATACAGCGGGTCCAAGAGCTTATGGCATTAAAGGCACTGGCGACTCCATGTTTCCAGCAATTCGTAATGGCTGGTATGTTGTATGCGACCCTGATGCAGATCTTGTGCCGAATGAGTTTGTTCAGGTGTGCTTGAAGGATGGAAGATGCACAATTAAAGAATTTGTCGGCATCAATGGTGGGGTTTTAAGTTTGCTTTCTGTGAATGGTGGGGAGCGATTTTTCTTTGAAATGGACGAGGTTGAAAGTATTACCGCTATTACAGATATCGTGCCGCCAAGTCAGCACAGACAAGAACATCCTTATTCGCATTAATCACAGGAAGACTTATGGACA